AGAGAGTTAGTCCACGATACGCTTTGTCTTAGTCGCCTTATCTACCCTGACATCGCAAATAGCGTTGATGTTAAGTTGTTGGCAAGAGGTTCAATATCTAAAAATGCAGTTGGTAAACATAGTTTAAAAAGCTGGGGTGAAAGATTACAATTTCAAAAAATTGATTATCAACAAAACAATCCAGATGCTTTTGAAAAATTTAACGAGAAGATGTTGGAGTATTGTATTCAAGATGTAAAACTTACTAAAAAATTATATGAGAAGTTTATGTCTAAAGGATTCAGTAAAGAGAGTATTGAACTAGAACATAAAATATCTTTTATAACTAAAGAACAAGAACTACGTGGATTTTATTTTGATGAGAAGAAAGCACAATCTTTACAAGCTAAGTTATTATCTAAGTATAATGATTTAAAACTACAATTAGAAAAAACATTTATAGATTGGGAAGAAGATTTAGGAGAGTTTATACCTAAGGTTAATAGTAAGAAGTTTGGATATAGTAAAGGAGTACCAGTTAAAAAAACAAAATTAGTAAAATTTAATCCTTCTTCAAGACAACATATTTCTAGTAGATTAATAACTTTACACGGTTGGAAACCAAAAGAATTTACACCTACTGGTACACCAATGATTAATGAAGATGTATTGTCTAGTCTACCGTACCCAGAGGCTAAATTATTAAATGAATATTTATTAATAGAAAAAAGATTAGGAATGTTATCTGAAGGTGCTAATGGATATTTAAAAGTAGTTAAAAAAGGTAAGATACATACTTCTTACATAACCAATGTGGTTACTGGTCGTATGAGCTCTAGACACCCAAATTTACAAAACATACCTAACACACACAGTTTATATGGAAAAGAATTTAGAGAATTATTTATACCAAAACCTAATCAAGTAATGGTTGGTGTAGATGCAAAATCTTTAGAGGCAGTATGTTTTGCTCATTACATTTATAATTACAAAGGTGGTAAAGAATACGCTGATTTAATTATCAATGGAGATTTTCATACATATAATATGGAAGCGGCGGGTTTAAAATCTAGAGAATTAAGTAAGACAATGTTTTATGCTTTACTTTATGGTAGCTCATTTAAAAGACTATCTGAAATACTTGATTGTCCTATAGCTGAAGCTAAAAATATATTAGATAGATTTTATAGACAGCTTCCTTTTTTAAAACAAATTAAAATAGATATAATAGAAAAAATAGAAGCATACGGAGTTCTAAGAGCATTAGATCAAAGAATACTAACTGTAAGAAGTAATCACGCAACTTTAAATACTTTAATACAATCTTGTGGTGCAATTATAATGAAGAAAGCATTAACAATATTGTGGGACAATTTAAAAGATAAAGATGCTTGGGTAGTAGCAACTATTCACGATGAATTCCAAATAGAAGCAAAAAAAGAAGAAGCAGAATTTGTAGGTCAATTAGCGGTAGATAGCATAAAGAAAGCGGGAGAACATTTTAAACTTAGAGTACCTATTAGTGCCAGTTTCCGTGTGGGAAACAACTGGTCGGAAACTCACTAACAAAGAAAGAAAACAATGCAAGTAATATTAGTATTAACTGATGTAGGAGATGATAAGATTGCTTATTCTCTCTTTGAAGCAAAAGGAGATAGAGAAACTGCTTATCAAGTGTCAATAAGCCCATCTGTACAAATAGGAGCTATTCTAGGTTCTTTTTTAAAAACAATAGAAACTTTTACAGAAGATTTTTCTAAAATAGCAATATCAGAAGAAGTTAAATCTAAATACCCAGAATCAGATTGGAGAGCTAAATTTTTAAAATCAGATAGCACAGTAATACAATTAGATTTATCTAAACTAAAACCAAAAGGAACTTCATAATATGAGTACATTAATAGTAGATGCAGATATAGTTGCTTATAAATTATCATCTGTATCAGAAAAACCAATACGTTGGGACAATGGTGTTTGGACTTTACACTCAGATGAAGATGAGTGTGTAGTTATGATTAAAAATTATTTTGATAGCTTAAAAGAACAAACTGAATGTACTAAAATAATTTGTGCTTTTTCAGATAAAAATAATTTTAGAACTTCTATTTTACCAGATTATAAATTAAATAGAATTAATACCAGAAAACCTTTAACTTTAAAATTTTGTAAAGATTATATTTATAAACACTATAATGGTTATAGTAAACCTAATTTAGAAGCTGATGATATATTAGGAATACTTGGTACTAGTGATATTATAAAAGGTGCTAAAATTATATGTTCAGAAGATAAAGATTTAAACCAAGTTGAAGGACTACACTACAATCCAGCTAATAAAGAATTTTATAGAATTAGCCCACAACAAGCTGATTATAATTTTTATTTCCAAGTTTTAACTGGAGATCAATCAGATAATTATAAAGGTTGTCCAAGCGTAGGTGCTGTTAAGGCTGCTAGAGTTTTAGCTAGTTCTAAAAATTATTGGCAATCAGTAGTTGAAACTTATATAGAAAATAAACTAACAGAAGAAGATGCTTTAATACAAGCTAGAGTAGCTAAGATATTAAAGAAGAAAGATTATAATTTTAAATTAAAAAAAATAATATTATGGTCTCCTCTAACTAAACAAAAACCAAAGGGTATTAAAATTACTCATTCAGAGCAAGAAGAAGAAGCTACTGTGTTTGGGACAAGGATATAAATATGTCTTCAAATTATTTTAATCCTACTTTAAAAGGTGCTTTAGCTGAATTAGCCGTAGCTTGTAAGTTCTTAAAAAAAGGTTATTATGTTTCTAGACCACTAGACCCATCTTGTCCTTTTGATTTAGTTATTACAGATAAAAAAGGTGTGAATTATTTAATAGATGTTAAATCTATTTCATATAGAAAAAAAGATAAAAGTATAATAAATAGATGTTTGACAACACTACAGAAACAACTTAAAATTAGACTTTACTTTACTAATATTAACGGTCTTAGTATAAAAGAAATAAAAAATATTAAAAATGACAAATAAAACATTCTTTAAACAAATAGGTGGTTCTCATTATAAAACAATGAAAATACAACCATCTATTTTTATAAATGAAAATAAATTAATGTTTGCAGAAGGTAATGCTATTAAATATATTTGTAGGCATAAACTTAAAGGTAAGAAAGAAGATATATTAAAAGCTATACACTACTTAGAAATGGTGCTAGATAGGGATTATAATGACCAAAAATAACTATGAAATAAAAGCAAAAGAATATTTGTTTTTGTCTCAAAATACAAAAGAACCTACCTTAGCTACACACTATTATACTATGTATATTGAAACCTTAATAAAAGGTGATTTAGTTGCTATAGAAGAAGAAAAAACTATTGGTGAGTTAAATAAAAATAAAATCCCAGATAACAAGACTTTTGGAAGACATAAAGATGAGTGAAATGCACAAGTGGAAGAAAACAACTTACTTGACTATTAAGGCTAAAGTTAATGATACTTTCTTTGCTAAAACACCAGATTTAAGAGATTCTAGTGAATACCCATTTTCAACTGATGCCAAAGTAAAAATAATGGAAACGAAATTTGATAGACACACTATTGAAATGGACACCAATTTAGATAAACCCACCCCTAAAAATGATAACCCACCCTATTAGTTGCCCTCTTGGAACAACCTATGTTTGTTAATAAAGAATTAATACTACACTTAGATCAACTTTTCCCAAATAAAGTACCAGATATTACTGAAAATGAAAGACAAATTTGGTTTAAAGCTGGTCAAGCTAGTGTCGTAGTATACCTAAAACAATTAGAAGAAGACCAAAATAACAATATATTAGATTTAACATTAATAAAGAAAGATAAATAATTATGTGTTTTTCACAACCTAAAGCCCCACCACCACCACCAGTACCAGCTCCCCCAGCTACAGAAGTAAACGCTAGTCAAGCTACTATTCGTGAAAAAGCCCCACAAGCACCAGCTTCTGCTTCTTCAACACCCCTAAGTGTAAGTAAAAAACGAGGAAAAGCAGCTTTAAAAATAGATTTAGACCAATCTAATTTGTATGGCGGTGGCTCTGGTGTTAATATCCCTTAATAGTACAAAATAAAATATGTTACAAACCCAAACAGCAAAATCTCGTTATTCTAAGCTAGAAACAATACGTCAACCTTATTTAGATAGAGCTAGAGATAGTGCAGAGTTTACAATACCTTCTTTAATAACTAGAGACGGTTATGGAAGTTCTACAAAACTATATACCCCATATCAAGGAATAGGTGCTAGAGGTTTAAATAATTTAGCTAGTAAATTGCTAATAGCTTTACTACCTCCTAATCAACCTTTCTTTAGATTGTCTTTAGATGAGTTTACAATTCAAAAACTTACTCAACAAAAAGGTATGCAGGGCGAGTTTGAGAAAGCTATGGGTTCAATAGAACGTGTAGTAATGAATGAAATAGAAGTTAATAATTTTAGAACTTCTGTATTTGAAGCACTAAGACAATTAATAGTTTCAGGAAACGTATTACTATATATAACACCAGAGTTAAATACTAAAGTATATAAATTAGATGAGTATGTAATTAAAAGAGATTCAGTAGGTAATGTTATAGAAATTATTACAAAAGATGTAACAAGTCTTTCAGCTGTTTCTGAAGAAATTAAAGATTTATGTTACGAAGAAAACAGTACAGAAAATTATCAAGATAAACAAGTTTCTATCTTCACGAGAGTGATTAGATCAGAAAATAAAAGGTGGCTTGTGCAACAAGAGGTTAATGATAAAATCATACCTAGCTCCATTGGAACTTATCCATTAGACAAGTCACCTTTCATTCCTTTGAGATATACACTAACAAATGAAGATTACGGTAGAGGTTTCGTAGAAGAATATATTGGAGATTTAAGATCGCTGGAGGCTTTATATAGAGCTGTAGTAGAAGGTAGTGCTGCCGCTTCTAAAGTTTTATTTTTAGTAAAACCAAATGGCACAACTAGAATTAAAACTTTATCTGAAAGCCCTAACGGTGCAATAAGAGAAGGCGATGCTAATGATGTAACTACTTTGCAGATGAATAAATCTGCTGACTTTTCTATTACTTTCCAAACAATTAAAACTATAGAAGAAAGATTAACTTATTCATTTATGTTAATGAATAGTGTTCAAAGACAAGCTGATAGAGTTACAGCTACAGAAATAAGATTGTTAGCTGACGCATTGAATGATAGTGTATCTGGTCTATACTCTTTATTATCACAAGAATTACAGTTACCTTTAATTTCCCGTTTGATGTATCAAATGGAAAAAAGTAAAAGATTACCAACATTACCTAAAAATAGTATAAAAGTAAAAATAGTTACTGGGTTAGAAGCACTAGGTCGTTCTTCTGATTTACAAAGATTAAATACTTTTATTCAACAATTAACTCCATTTGCACAAGAATTATTTAAGTATGTTAATTTTGATGAGTATGTTAAGAGAGTAGGAACTTCATTGGGGATTGATATGGAAGGATTAATTAAATCACCAGACCAATTACAAATGGAAGAACAGGCTTCTCAACAACAAGCCATGATGGAACAAGCAACACCAGTATTAGCTAAAGAAGGTGCTGGAATTGTTAGAGATAGTTTTAAAGCTAGGGGAGAACAACAACAACAAGAACAACTACAAGGACAATAATATATGGGTGAAACAACTACAATAAACATAACTCCTGAAACAAACGTTGAAACACAAGAGTACAGAGATAGTATGGTTCAAAAAATTGACCAAGCTAACGCTGTTCCACAACCAGTTTTACAACCTGAAGCAACTGAAGTAGAAACTAAACAAGAAAAAATACTTGGTAAATTTAATTCACAAGAAGATTTAATTAAATCTTATCAAGAATTAGAAAAGAAACTTTCTACTAATACTTCTGCCCCAAAAACAGAAAATAAAAATCCTCTACAAGCACAAGCAAAAACAGAACAACCATCAGTTATTAGTTCTGTATTTCAAACTGCTGAACAAGAGTTTAATGAAACAGGTCAACTAAGTGATACAACTTTGTCTTCACTAGAAAAATCTGGTCTTCCTAAACAATACGTAGATAATTATTTAAAAGGATTAGAAGCTCTTGGAGAACAATTCCAAAGCAAAGCATATTCAATCACTAATGGAGAAGAACAATACAAATCCATGATTGATTGGGTTTCTAATAATTTAACTGAAGATGAAGTTGATGCTTTCAATAGAGGAGTTGCAAGCGACGACGCTACTGCTTTATTTACTATTAGAGGAATGAACGCTAGATATAGAGTAGAAAGTAAAGAACCTAAAATAAGTTTAGGTCAATCATCTTCTTCAAATTCAACTGGAGAAAGATACGAAAGTGTGTCTCAATTAAAAGAAGATATGAAAAATCCTCTTTACCAAAAAGACCCAGCTTTCAGACAAAAAGTTGAATTAAAATTATCTAGATCAAATATTTTATAGAAATTCTTTTGGGTTAATTAGTTAGACCCGACTGATGTTAACGCTTACCTAAAGTCTTAACCGTCCTGAGGGACGACAATTTTGTTACCTAAATAAGCTGTTTTTTAAACTTAACTAAGCAACTTAACTTATAAGAAAGGGAAATATAATGGCAAATTATACTCCTTCGTATATAGGTCAGGCTGCTGGTGCAGGCGATCAAAATGCTCTTTTCCTGAAATTATTTTCAGGTGAGACTTTGACTGCTTTTGAAACAGCAAATACTGCCCTAGACAGAACTATGGTTCGTACTATAGCTAACGGTAAGTCAGCAACATTTCCAGTATTTGGAAAAGCGTCTGCTGCATACCACGCTGCTGGTACTGAACTAACTGGTTCAACAATAAATGGTAATGAAAGAATTGTATCAATTCAAGATTTACTAGTGTCTCACGTGTTTATAGCTTCTATTGAAGAAGCTAAATCATCTTGGGAAGTTAGAAGCATCTACGCCAAAGAAATTGGTATTGCTCTAGCTAATCAAATGGACAAACACATCTACCAAATGTTAGTGAAAAATGCTAGAGAGTCTGCCGCTGTTCCACAAGCTGCTGGACAAACTATAACTGACGCTGACTTTAACACAAACGGTGCTTCTGCTGCCGCATCAATTTATGCTGCCGCAAGATTACTAGACGAAGCTAACGTTCCATCAGAAGACAGATATGCCGCTGTATCGCCACAAGCGTATTACAGTATGGTTTCTGACACTACTGCAGCCGTAATCAATAGAGATTTCGGTGGTTCGGGAAGTTATGCCGACGGTAAAGTATTAAAAATTGCTGGAATTGAAATTGTGAAAACAAATCAATTACCATCAGCTAATATTACTACTGGCGTTGGTGTAGGTTCTATCGTTGGTTCTGGCGGTGGTCTAGGAGGAAACTTCTCTACTACTGTTGGTTGCGTATGGCACAAAAGTGCTGTAGGTACGGTTAAATTATTAGACCTATCAACAGAGATGGAATACTCTGCAAGACATCAAGGAACATTACTTGTTGCTAAATATGCAGCAGGACATGGTGTTCTAAGACCAGAAGCGTCTTTAGAAATTAAGACAGCTTAATTACCTTGTAATGTAAATTAAGATTGGGGGAATGAAAGTTCCCCCTCTTAATACAAAATTAAAATTATTTATTTATGCCTTTAACAGTAACATCAAAACTAGAAGCAGTTAATACTATGCTTACTAGTATCGGAGAAATTCCAGTATCTAGTATAACATCTGCTACTACTAATGATGTTTCTATTGCAATCCAAATTTTAGATCACGTTTCTAGAGAGGTACAGTCTCGTGGTTGGTTTTTTAATACAGATATTAATTATTCTTTAGTACCTACTAATAACAACGAAATTGTTTTACCCTCTAACGCACTACGTGTAGAATTAGCTGAATCTTCTAGATTACATAATTATGTAGAACGTAATAGAAAATTATATGACAGAGTTAACAACACATATACTATATCAGGTACAGTAAAAGTTAATATTGTATTCTTATTAGATTTTGAAGAATTACCAGAAGTAGCTAGACATTATGTAATGATAAGAGCTTCTAGAATTTTCCAAGATAGAATGTTAGTATCTGCCGAGTTACATAAATTTCACGAGGTTGATGAACTACAGGCTTATATGAATTTAAAAGAAACAGAGGGCGATATAGGTCGTCATAATATTCTTACAGGTAATTATGATGTCTATAGAGTATTAGACAGAGGAAATTACCAACCAGATAAATCTTCAATTGTTAATGAATAATGGCATCAAGATTAATTTCAACAAGTATTCCCAATTTGTTAAATGGGGTATCTCAACAACCAGATACAATAAGATTACCTAATCAAGCAGAAACACAAGAAAATGGTTTATCAGATGTTGTATATGGTCTTGGTAAACGTCCACCAACTATACACGTAGCTAAATTAAATTCAGATACTTTTGAAAATAGTAAAGTACATTTCATAAACAGAGATAGTGTAGAAAGATACACAGTATTAGTTAATAATGGTTCTATAAAAGTTTATGATTTAAATGGAACTCAAAAAACAGTTGTAGCACCTTCATTAACTTATTTAACAACTACTAATCCATTAGAAGATATAAATTTAGTAACTGTCGCTGATTTCACATTTATAGTTAATAAAACTATTACAGTTGCAAAATCTGGGACAGCATCAACTGTTAGACCAGCAGAAGCAATTTTTTATGTTAAGAACGGTCAATATGCAACTACTTATAAAATTAATATAGATAGTGTTAACGTAGCTAGTTTTACAACTTTAGATAATAGCACAGCTAGTAATGCTTCAAGTATTACTACCGATAATATAGCAACTGAATTATACAATGATTTAGTAACTTCATTTCCAACTGGTTATACAATAGTTAGAGATGGTTCAATTATTTATTTATCAAAAACAGCAGGAACATTTACTGCTTCAGTATCAGACGGTCTTGGTGGAGATGGTTTAATTTTAGTAAAAGATAAAATAAAAAGTTTTTCTGATTTACCATATAAAGGTTATCTTAATTTTGAAATAGAAGTAGTAGGAGACCAAGGTACAGAGTTTGATAATTATTATGTTAAATGGGACGGTTCTGCTTGGGTTGAAACTGTTAAATCTGGTTTAGATAATAATTTTAATACAGCAACATTACCACACTTATTAATTAGAACAGCCGATGGTAATTTTAGATTTACTAAAGCTGATGGTTCTGTTTACACAATTAGTGCAGTAAATTATACGACTCCAGTTTACAACGGAAGAACTTGTGGTGATAGTGTAACAGCTAGTGACCCATCTTTCGTTGGTAATAAAATTCAAGATATTTTCTTCTATAGAAATAGATTAGGGTTTTTAGCAAGTGAGAATGTTGTGTTTTCTAAAGTAAGTGAATTTTTTACATTCTACCCAGAAACAGTTACTACATCTTTAGATGATGATGCAGTAGATGTAGCAGTAAGCCATAACAGAGTTTCTAATTTAAAATACGCTGTAAGTTTAAACGAAGAATTATTATTATTTGCAGATCAAACACAATTTTTATTAAAACCAGAAGAAACATTAACTTCTAAAACAGTATCTATTAATCAAGCTACTGAGTATGAGATTGACCCTATTTGTAAACCAATACCAGTAGGTAAGAACGTTTACTTTGCATTTAAAAGAGGAAGTTTCGCTGGTGTTAGTGAATATTTTATTTCACAAGATTTATTAACTAAAGAAGCTACAGATACTTCTTTAAATGTACCTAGATATTTAACTGGTAGAATTAACTCATTAAAAGGTTCTACTACTGAAAATACTATATTTGCTTTTTTAAGTGGTGAAAGAAATGCTTTAGGAATATATAAATTTTATTTTGATGCTAATAATAGATCATTACAAAAGTCTTGGTCTAAATATATATTCCCAAGTGGTACTGTACTATTAGATGGAGAATCTATAGAAACATTTTTCTTTCTAGTTATTAAAAGAGCAGACGGTACATATTTAGAAAAAATAAATTTAAAAACAAATGAAGTTGATACTAATTTAAATTTTCCTGTTTTATTAGACAGAAAAGTTTTATTAACTGGAACTTATAATTCTGGTACTAATCAAACTACTTTTACATTACCATACCCAGACACAAATACAAAAGGCGTAGTGTTAGGGGGTAGTTGGTCTTCTACAATGAAAGGAAGATCAATTGATGTTTTATCTTCCACTTCTACAACTGTTATTGTATCTGATAATTATTCTACTAGTCCAGTATATCTAGGTAATAAATATACATTTAAATATAGATTTTCTACTTTTTATGTTAGAGAACAAAAAGGTAGTGGTTCATCATCAACTATTAATACAGGTAGACTACAACTTAAAAAATTAAAATTAGTTTATGGAGATACTGGATTTTTTACAGTAACTTTATACCCAAGAGCTAGAACAGCTAGTATACACAAATTTACAGGGCAAATACTTGGCTCTAGTAATTTTACATTAGGTCAACCCATATTAGAAAGCGGGGACTTTCAAGTTCCTGTACAATGTCGTAATTTAGATATAGAAATGGAAATAACAAGTGATAGTTATTTGCCTTGTAATTTCTTATCGGCTGAGTGGGAAGGATTATTTACAATTTTATCTTCACGTATATCTATATAATGAATATTGAAGAAAGAAATACTACCTTATTTGACATTGTAGATTTAACTCTTAATTTAAGAAAAGCAGATAGATTAGAAGTAGAAACTATAACTGGCAGTAATGATATATACAATAAATTAAAAGATAGTATTTTAAAATCAAATTATGCAAAAAGTTTTTTAGTAGATAATAAAGTAGCTGGTATTTATGGTGTAAGTAACTCACCATACAATAATCACATTGGCTACCCATATTTATTATGTACTAATGAATTATACAAATTAAAAAAAACTTTTATTAAAAATTGTATTGATAGAGTTAATGAGATGCAATCTAAATTTCCTGTATTATTTAATTATATAGATAGTAGAAATATCCTACATCTTAAATGGATTAAGTATTGTGGGTTTAAAATAATTAACGACAAGTATTTTAACAATGTTAAATTTTATGGTTTTATGAAAAAAAGAGAGGACTTTTAAATTATGTGCGACCCAACAGCATATGCAGTATTACAAGCATTTTCAGCCGTTAACGATTATAAGGCAGCTAGTAGTAACGCAAAAAATATTAATGCTACAGCAGAGTCTAATGCTACTAGGATTAGAAATGAAGCTATATATAGTGATAACGCTTTAATTAGGAAAAAAGAAAGAGAAACTGAAAAGACTTCTCTACAGAAATTTCAAACAAATATTAAAGCTAAAAAATTACTTTCCGAAGCTAAAGTTGGTATAGGTGAGAAAAATATTGGTGGTAATATTACGGACACACTATTAGGAGATATAGAAAGACAAAGAGGTTTTGCATTTAATACTATTGATTCTAACTATGAAAATTATGTTAGGTCTATAGATGAGAATAGAGAAACTCAAAATAGAAGCTATGGTAATCAAATATTAGCTTTACCTAGAGCAGTAAGACCTTCATTCTTATCTTATGCAGTTAAAGCGGCTGCTAATGTGGCTGTGGCTAGTTATAGTCCAGCACCAAAAACACCCGTAGGACAAACAAGTGGTTTTACACCAGCGGGAATTAATTTAGATTCGTTATATAGCGGTCCAACATAATAATTAAATATGGCTAAAAGAATAAATACAGATTTAGGAATTAACGTTAATTTAACTGACGCACCTGATATAAAAACACTTGCAGTTGCTAATCTTCCAGCACCTACTGGTAAAAATAATTTTGAATTATTAAGTGATGCACTTGGTCAGTTTAATCCTAAAATACAAGAACTTGTAAAAAAAGAAGTACAAAGAGAAAATTTAGAGACCGAAGTATTAGGTGCTAATACTGTAAACCAAATGACTTTAGATGATGCTAGGAAAGCTCATCAAGAAGGCTTCCCCTCTATCTACAATGGTTGGGCTAGGGTTGGTGCTTATAAACAGTACGCTATAAATTCTAATGAAGAATTTTCTAACACGATGAAAAAGCGTTATTATGAAAATAGAAATAACCCACAATATAATTGGCAAAATGATTATGCAGAGCTTTCTCAATTTTATTTAAAAGATAAACAACAAGACCCGTTTTTTCAATCTGCTTTTCAAAAAGAAAGTGTAGATACACAAAAGTGGATTACTGAACAAGAGTTTACATTTCAAATTGAAAATTTAAAAACTAGAGTTCAACAAGATACCATGTATCAATTAAGAGTTTTACCAGATAAAACTTTAGATACACTAAATGCTAATTTTAGAGAAACTATACCAGTTGAAACATCTGGTAAAGATTACGAGCAAAGAAAACAAGATTATATTGCTAAAAACTATGTAAACCTTTGGAATGAACAGTTCGAAAATATAAAAAAGAATTTAAATCCAGTATTAAGTAAAGTAGATTTTGATGGTCTAGTAGTAGATCAAGCAGAAGCTCATTTAAAATCTGGTGGTGATTATATATCTTTGTATGTAGATAAATTAATTAAACCTAGACCCGATGGCACACCTGCTGTATTAGATAATCCTAAATATAATGATAAAGTTATAAACATAGTTGCTAAAGCAAATGAATCTTTAAAGACTCTACAATTTTATGAAGGACTAAAATCTGGTAATACTTCACTAGTTTCTAATGAAGATTTTAAAAAGTATAGTGGTGCTTTATTTGATAATTTAGTTAGTAAGCACACAGCTAACGGAGAATCACAAGGTCAAGCTATACAAAACGCAACTACTACTTTAGCCCCACATTTAAGTAAATCAAGACCTATTCCACAAATTAAAGAAATATTAAATAGACCTATAGGAACTACAGTTACTCCAGATAATAGGTCTGCACTTAATTTAGCACTAATATTAGATAACGTAGGTGCTTTACCTATTTATTTTGATGGTGCTGAAAATAGTAAAGATGCTTTTAAATGGCAACTAGCTACTATGTTTTATAGAAATGGTGACGATGTTAATACTGTTATTAAAAAAATAGGTAACTTTGAACAAGCACCAAAAACTAGTTCTTTAACTGATGCTGAAAAAGATGCAATATCTAGTGAGTTTGGTAATTTAAAAACAATACACAATCAATCATTAGCTTTTGGTATTGCACAATATATAAAATCAACAGACCCTAATAATCCTAAACTAGAAAAAACTACTTCACAATACATAAATAAATATTATTTTAAAGATGATGGTGGTAAATATATTTCTAAAAGCAAATTAAAAATGTTAGATATAACAGAAGATGAATATAAACCTTTAAAAGAAGAAGCTACATTATACTTAAAAGAAACAATTGATAGTATTAAAAAAGAGGGGTCAGTTAGTCGTTCAGCTATAGAAACTTTAAAACAAGATAATAAATTAAAAGGCTTTGGTAGTGTTATTCAAAAACAATTAAGAGACGATTTAACAAATATAGAAGGAACTAATTTTAAAGCGGGTGATTATGATTTTATCATTGACCCAGAGAGAAGAAAAATTAGGTTTACAAGTAATAATGATGTCGGTTATTTTGAACCAATTATTATTGACACTAAAGATGGTCAAAGAATTGAATTAGAGTTTGATTATGATACAATTTTTAAAAGATATAAAGGAAAACAAGATATTGAAAAAAGAATTAAACAATCTAAACTAAATCAAAAAATAGAAACTATAAATAAATATAACGCAACTTATCAAGAGTTTATAAAAGTATCACCTTAATAACTTATGGCAAATATAAATTGGGATTTTATTAGTAATAAAGAAGGTGGCTCACAGTCTGTGGGCTACGTACCAGACGGAAGCGAAAGATCTGGTGTAACTATTGGAACTGGTTTTGACCTAGGTCAACAAACTGAAGAAACAATTAAAAACTTTGGTTTTAAAGATCAAAGTATTTTAGATGTAGTTAAACCATATTTAGGTCTTCAAGGTGCAAAAGCTAAAGAAGTTGCACCACAACTAACTATTTCAGATGAACAAAAACAAGACGTAGATACTAGTGTTAAAAATTATTACGAAAATAATATTATAAACCAATACAATTCTAAAAAAAGAAATGTAAGTTTTGAGGAGTTAGACCCTTCTGTTCAAACTGCTATTGCTTCTGTTGGTTATCAATACGGAGATTTAAGAAGAACACCTAAATTTTTAGAAGCAGCATTAAACAATGATGTTGAAGGTATAGTTAATGAGTTAAGAAATTTTGATGATAAATTTTCTTCAAGACGAAATGCTGAAGCTGATTACATAGTAAATAATATAAAAGATTTCGGTATTAAAAAAAAACCACTTAACATACTAGACCCTACAGCTATGGCTGACGGGGAATTATATATAGATACTCTTTTTAAAACTTATCAAAGTCAAGACCTACAAACAAAATCAGCTCTAGAAGGTTTTGGTATAGCTGCGAATTTAAATATGATAGTGCCTACTTTAATTAGGGCATTTAGAGCTCCTGCTTTTGAACCTGACCCAACTTTTTCTTTCAATGATAATTTTTCAGAAATTAGAAAAATATTAGATGAGAATAATATAGACCCAGCTTACTACGATTATTTTGTACCTACTGTTTCTATGCCTCATTTTCTTTCTTTAATAGAAAGAGTTAAATATGAACAAGATCAAAGAGCTGAACTTCAAAAAATGGGTTGGAAGGGATTGGCTTTAGACGTTGGTTCTTTTGTTTTAGACCCAGTAAGTTTACTTTCTGGTGTTGGTATAGTAAGCAAAATTACTGGTGCTGGTACATATTTATCTAGAGTAGGAAGATTAGAAAGATTTACTAAAGCTGGTTTAGTTATTGGTGCTGAACAAGGTGCATTAACCTCTATAGTAGCGTCAGAAAGCCCTAGTATTGGTCTTAATGATGTCTTATTAGCATCTGCAATAGGTGGTACTCTTGGAGGCGGAATCTCTGCTTTAATGAGAGCCCAATTTCATAGAGTAGCTAAAGATATACAAGCACAAGAATTTAAAGAAACTGGTATTAAAATTACTCCTAAAGGTCAACAATTTTTTGATGATACAAAAACATCAACAATTAGATTAAAAGATGTAGTAAATACTTCTGATATTTTAGACCCGCTTACTGTTGCTGACAAACAAGTTATATTTCCTTTTATTAGAAATCTAGGTGTTTTAGGATTAGCTCCTATATCTAAGTCAACAGCTTTAGGTACTAGTAAATCTGGTTTAGCAAAAGCATTTGGTTTTAATACATTAGAAGATAACATAGGTTGGGTATATAAAGGCGAAGGTAGAATAAGAGACAGAATAGTCCCACAAGCAGATACCGTAGAAAATATTAGAATTAATGTTTTAACAGGTGCGTTTAGAAATATTCGAGATGTTAATGAAGCCATGTTAGGCTATTTAAAAGAAAACGGATTTTCAGGTACTATGGGTGCTTTAAAAGCAAAGGTTAACTTTACTGCTAGACAACAATTTATGCAGTTAGTTTCTAGAGCTATTAGATCACAAGACCCAAAAAACGTTAATTTAATTGATAAAGATTTATTAAAAAATCCGCACATAGCGAAAGCTGCTAAATTTTATACAGATGGATATAAATATTGGAGAAAAGAATTAATTAAAAATGGGATTATTAAAGAAGCAGATTTCCCAGAAAATATTGGTTACTTAAATAGAAAAGGCTCTTTCGATAGATATACTGTATTATCTAAAAAAATAGGTCACGATGGTGTAAACAAATTAATTAAAGAAGCTATATTAAGTAGACAACCATATTTAGATATACCTAAAGATGCAGAGTTAAGAGCTAGTCTAGGTGCTAAAGAACTTAAATTTAAAACACCTAATTTTAATAAAATTAACGAAGCTAATCAAGCTGATAAAATAGCTAGAATAACTAAACTTGAAGATGATTTATTATTAGCTAAACAAAGTATTGAAGGAAATAAAAAATTCGCAGGTGTTGTTAACATAGACGCACAAGGTAGATCAGTACCTGTAAAAGAAAGAATAAAATTAGCTAAAGAAGAAATTAAAAAGATTAAAGAAGAAATTAAAAAGATTAAAGAAGAAGTTAAACAATCTAAAATTAAATTAGAAGAAGAATTTATAACACCACAAAAAGCTGAACTACTAGCTGCTTCTATTACGAATTTTTTAAGAAACTCACATAGACTTGGTGGTTTTGATTTAGATGCTTTATTAAAAATAAAAGATGCAACTAAATTAAAAGATTTTTTACAAGACTCTTTCCCAAATCTAAGAGCAGATGAGATTGATAAAATGTCTTCTGACTTAGCTAGTGTAGTTAAAACTATAACTTCTGGTAGATTAGAAGAAAGAATTAGATTAAACGAAAATTTTGAAACAGTTATAAATGGTCAAAAAGTTAGAATAGACGAATTATACGAAAACAACGTAGATTTATTATTCAACGAGTACAGTCAAGAAATGGCTGGTTGGGTTTCTATGGCACAAAAATTAGGTGTCAGAAGTAGAGACGAATGGTATGATCTACAAAAGAAATTAATAAACGATATTGAAAAAAGCTACGATTTAAATTCTTTCTTAGGAAAAAGAAGAGCCGATGAAGAAATTAAAACTATTAAAAGTGTATTTGAAAATTTAATGGGTAGGTCTGCTGAAGTAGACCCGTCTAAAATTGAAAACCAAGTTTTACAAAATTTAAGAAGATATAACTTTGTTAGAGTATTAAACCAAGCTGGTGTTGCTTCGTTACCAGAATTAGGAACTGTTATATCAGCAAATGGTATAAAAACTTTTATTCAAAACATTCCTGAATTTAAAAACATAGTAAATGAATTTAGAACTGGAGCACCTAGAGATAATTTCTTTAAAGAATTAGTTACAATAAATTTTGGTAATGGTGATGAGCATTTATATAGATTAGCACATGGCTCTGAAACCCTAGATCAAAACACAGCTGCTACAGCTTTAAACAGATTTGCTAATAGTAAATTACTTACTTCAGCTGAGAAAATTACAACTTGGGCTTCTGGTTTAACTCCAGTAGATTCTTTTTTAAGAAAATTAGCAACTAGAACTTTTGTTGATAAGTTTGCTGATGATATGTATAAATTAAAAGAAAGTAATTTTGATTTTAATAAAGTAAACTTAGCTAGATATAAAGTATTAGGATTTACTCCTGAAGAATTAAAACGATTTGCTAAAGAATTTACAGATGGCACAGTAACTACTGAACAAACATTTTGGGGAACTAAAGTAAAACAATTTAATTTTGCAAACTGGAAAGATCAAGAATTACTTGAAACATTTGCTAATAGATTAAATAGACATACTAGAAGAGCTGTTCAATATAACTTTATTGGAGACTCTCAAAGATTTTTCTCGGATAATGCTTGGGGTAAAAGTTTAGGTCAGTTCAGACAGTTTATTTTAACTGCTTGGTCAAAACAATTTTTACACAATATAGCTTTAGCTGATTTTAGAACATTTAGTATGTTTGCTTATACTAGTATGATGGGTACTTTGGCTTACTTAGGTCAAACTCATTTTAATACTATAGGAATGGGTTCTGGACAAAAGGCAGAATACTTAGATAAGAGATTAGGTAAGAGTGGTGATTATAGTAGATTAGGTTTAGCTGTGTTCCAAAGAACTGGCTGGTCTTCTTTAATACCTACTTATGCTGATCTTGTATCTTCACAAGTAGCACCTGAATATAGGTTTAATACTCGTAGTAGCGGTCTTGAAATAAATTTAATTAACGGAAACCCAACTTATGATTTAGTAAGTGGTGGAGTGAATGTATTAGGTTCATTTTTAAAATCAATGAGAAGTGATTATAATTTCTCACAAGTAGATGCTAGAAGAATTGTAAGATTGTTTGCTTTCCAAAATATGTTTGGAATAAATAATACTTTAAATCTTTTCATAGATAAGTCAGGTCTTCCCGAAAAAGGAAGCGTAAATTTATATTAACAATAATAAATAAAATATGTCATTTGCAATAGTCAATTATACTGGGAACGGTAGTACAACTACATTTTCAGTTACATTTCCTTACATCACAGCTTCACACGTGATAGTGAAAGTAAACAATGTAGTCAAAACTTTAACTACTGATTATACATTTCCAACTAGCTCTACAATACAATTTGTAACTGCACCAGCTAATGCGTCTACTATTTCTATATCTAGATCATCTAGTCGTTCTACTAGGTTAGTAGATTACCAAGATGGTTCTACACTTACTGAATCTACATTAGACCAAGATAGCAACCAGTTATTCTTTATATCACAAGAAGCATTTGATACGGCTGACAACGCAATATTGTTAGACACAGACGATAAGTACAACGCAAATTCAAAAGTAATTAAAAATTTAGCTAACCCTGTTAATGCTAACGATGCAGTAAATAAAACATATTTAGAAAACACTTGGTTAAGCACAGCAGATAAAGCAACATTAACAAACTTAAATTCAAACATAGCAAGTGTTACAGCAGTCAATTCTGCTTTAACAAATGTAAATGCTGTAGGTTCAGATTTATTAGAAGCAGTATCAGAAATTAATACAGTCGCAGTAGATATTACAAACGTAAATACAGTTGGTACAAACATAGCCAACGTAAATACTGTTGCAGGTAATAATGCTAACATCACTACTGTAGCAGGTGCTAATGCTAATATAACAACTGTCGCAGGAGCTAATGCAAACATTACTGCTGTAGCTGGTCAAATTACACCTACAAATAATGTTTCTACAGTTGCAGGTGCAGTTGCTAATATAGGAACTGTCGCAACAAACGTAGCCAATGTTAATATAGTTGGTGGAGCTATTGCTAACGTAAATACTGTAGCAGGAGCAAATGCAAATATTACAACAGTTGCAACAGCTAACACTAATATAGGAACAGTTGCTACTAACGTAGCCAATGTAAATTTAGTAGGTGGTTCTATTGCTAATGTTAATACAGTTGCAACCAATGTCGCTAACGTAAATACTGTAGCTACAAACAATGCTAACATAACAACAGTAGCAGGTGCTAACGCAAACATTACAACAGTTGCAGGAATATCAGGTGCAATAAGTACAGTTGCTTCTAATGCAGGTAACATTTCAACAGTTGCTACAGATATTGCAAAAGTAATTACTGCGGCTAATGATTTAAACGAAGCCACTTCAGAAATTGAAGTTGTAGCAAATGCTATAGCTAATGTTGATACAGTTGGTAGTGCTATTGCAAATGTAAATACAGTAGCAACTAATATTGCAAATATAAATTCAGTAAATTCTAATAGTTCAAATATTAATGCAGTTAATTCAAACTCTGCAAATATAAATACTGTAGCTAGTGCTAATACTAACATTACGTCAGTTGCAGGTTCTATAGCTAACGTAAATACAGTTGCTACTAATATTGGTTCAGTAAATGATTTCTCTGCTAGATACAGAGTAAGTGCAACAGCTCCTACTACAAGTTTAGATTTAGGAGATTTATATTTCGACACTACTTCAAACACAATGAAGGTGTACTCTAGTGGTGGA